AGGCGAACCCCCACGACAAGCTGCTTCAGGAGCAGCTCGCGGACATCCCCGACGACGTCCTGGAGTGCATCGCCAACAACACACCCATCCCGCTCGGGACGGACCCTCACAAGGGCAGCTTCGTCTTCCAGATCTACCGTCGGAAGCACTCCTACCGGAACGAGATCATCCCGCGGATGGATGGCCTTCAGCGCGTTCTGGCCTACAAGGATAAGCTCCGCCAGAGCCAGACGAGCATCGCCAGCCGGGCCATGACCCCGAAGCGGCTGGTCTGGGCCGAAGACCTGGATGAGGCCGACGTCATCGCTCTCCGCGAGCAGGTGGACCTCGCGCTGCTCGATCCCGACTTCAGCATCGTCACCAACTACCAGGTCAACTGGGAGGAGCTGGGAGCGCGTGATCGGCTGCTCGACCTCGACCGCGAGTACGAGATCGCCAACCGCGAGATCTACGCCCGCATGGGGACGACCGAGTCGATGCTCACGGGCGAGGGCACCTACGGCGGCGACCGCATCAACCTGGAGGTCATCAACACGACCTACATGCTCTTCCGAGAGCGCATCCAGCGGTACGTCGAGAAGTTCCTCTTCGCTCCGGTTGCCGCCAAGAAGGGCTTCATGATCGAGGACGAGGACGGTGACGAGATCCCCATCTACCCGCGCCTGAGCTTCACCAGGCTCGCCATCCGAGACAACCAGGAGACCTTCGACGCCTTCCTGAACCTCTACCAGAAGGGTAGCCTCCCCGTCCGCTTCATCCTGGAGCTGTTGAACATCGACGCTGACGCCGCCGAGGAGGAGCTGAAGAAGGACGCGGTGACGCTTCAAGACTCGACCTTCAACGAGGCGTTGCGGTCGGCCTACTCCGACGCGGGCCGTCAGCTCGTCGAGAAGTACGACCTCCTGGCGAAGATCGCCGACGTGTTGGGTCTCAAGGAGGTCGAGGGTGAGCCCGAAGAGGGACGCTTTGGTGGCAAGTTCGCCAGCCGCATTGCGTCGGCCAACGGCATGACCGAGCGGGATCTGCTCACGCACCTGCTTGTGGAGACGAAGAACGCCTTGCGGATGATGACGGAGGTGCTGGTCCGTGTGGCTCCACCCCAGGTCATGCGGCCTCCGGCTGCCCATCAGCAGGGTCAGTCGAAGGAGGGGTCGGCTGCCTAATCTGTTGATACGGCAGCTAGTGGTGACACGGAGCGAGTGTGCGAGTTGCAACGAAGACCCCAGGTGAGCGATCGGACGAGGAGGCCAGACGGCTTGTCAGGCCACCTCCGAAGAAGAAGCCTCCGCGCAGGGATCGACGGCGTAACCGGATGCGCGACCCCGACCCCGACCCCGACATGGAAAGCGACCCTGACCTCAAGGGAGACCCCGATATGTCCTTGAACTACAAGGACGCCAAGGCCGCTGGGCTGGTCGCTCCTCAGCTTCCCTCCGAACTGGAGGAGCTGATCGGGGGCGCCATGAGCCCGGACGCTCGGCACATCACGTTGTCCCGCGAGGCCGAGATCGTCGATGCGGCTCGGGCCATCCACGCGGGACTCGACGGCGAGTGGGGTGGTGCCTGCCCGTTCCGGTACTCCTTGGACCACGCCATCAACAAGCTCCAGGGCCAGGGACAGGTGAGCGCCTTCGTCTACGATCGGATGCTCCGGGGCCTGAAGGGTCAGGACCAGCCGTGGCCGCGGATTGCCCGAGCGCTCCGCGTCGCTTCGCGTGAGATGCTGAGGACCGACCCGGTCCTCGCCTACGAGCTGAACGATGCGCTCATCGCCGTCGAACAGCTCGGTGCCCGAGACCGCTGGGCGGCCAACGCGGTCGAGACGACACACTCCAGCCGCCTCAAGGCGCTGGGGACGATGGTGTCGGCCGGGCTCGTCAACGAGGCTGGCACCGTCGAGGCCGTGAACTGGCCTCGCGTGGCTCTGACGATCGACCGAACCGTCAGGGAGCTGTTGACGGGTGAGATGCACGTCAGGATCGCCGGCACCGTCGATCCGTCCAGGTACAACGCGCTGTACGCCTCTCTCTTCCGGGGGATGCTCACGGCAGCGCATCAATCTCTGACAGAGGCAAGATGATGCTGAGAGTCGCTGCCAACGACGCCAACTCCGTCCTCACGTTCTTCGACAAGCTGGCGAATGCGGTCCAGTCGGATCCCTCTCGCTTCGGCCTGACCCCGGCTGGTGCGAAGGTCGCCATGACCTACATCGACAGCTCGTCCGACGACTTCGAGCGCAAGACGTTCGGGGAGGACTCGCTTCGGGCTCGCCAGGCTGAGATGCGAGGCGTCCAGTCCGAAGACATCCAGACCGAGCCGGACGAGCCCTACATGGGCGAGTTCGACAACGTCCAGAACCCGATCCAGACCGAGCCGGACGAGCCCTACATGGGCGAGTTCAACACGGACACGTCGGGCGAGGTCAACGGCCTGTACCCGACGGGCAACTTCGCTCCTCGCCAGAGCAGCCACCGCGAGAATCCGTTCGACTGATCGGGCTCTCGTCCTCGTTTCCTTGGAGGTGCGGGATGTCCCGAGCAAGCCGACGTGATGCGGGCGCGGTCCTGTCGTTCTTCGACAGGCTCGCTTCCGCCGTGGAGCGCTCGCCGTCCACCTACGGTCTCACCCCGGTCGCCAGAGCGGTCGTCGCACGTTACCTGGACACGTGCGCTGACTCACTGGAGGTCCGTGCCTACGGCTCCGACAGCTTGGCGCAACGCCAGGCGTCGCTGATGACGGCCGCGGTCGGCGGTCAGTGGTGGCCGCTCAAGGGTCTCGACTTTCCCGCGGTTCGGCCCAACATCCAGGTGCCCGGAGCTGCGGCTCGGCGCATGAACCTGGCGTCCACCAACCGCACGGCGGGGCACCACTTCGACGGCAAGAACTACTACGTGGACACGGCGTTCATCAACGCGGTGCAGCACGTCTACCCCGGCGCCACCCTCCGTCATATGGGCTTCGGGGAGTTCACCCTCGATACGCCCGACGGCTCCCTGGAGTTCGACCGGATGCGGGGCAAGCCCTTCGAGGGGCAGAGCGGTCAAAGCCACCAGATCTACGACGACGCCAACGGCAAGGTCGTCCGCAAGGCCATCCAGCTTATGGAGAGGTCGGGCAAGTCGATCGCGGCCAGCTCTCGTCAGGCCGCTCTTCGTCCTGGCTCGATGTTCGTCATCGTGGACATCTCGGTTCCTGGCGGCAAGTGGTGGGACGAACCCAAGATCTACGACGGAGTCCGTGAGCCCGACCGCCTCGTGGCGAAGATGAACGCGCGGGCCGGCTTCGAGAACTACCAGGTCATCGACGCGCTTTGGTGGAACCCGGCCCGCAACAAGCTGAAGGCGATGGGCATGGTGGCGTCCACCCGCTCGGCCAAGGGCAAGCCCAAGAACTGGGACTCCATGAGCGAGGAGGAGCAGCGCAAGTGGATGAAGTGGGAGGGCGAAATGGACTCTCCCGAGGACCGCGAGACCGGCGGCAAGAGCCCCGGTAAGAAGGACGCGGCCTTCCACGAAGCGCTCGACTCTGTCTTCGCAGCCAAGAAGGCCGAGTACAAGTACCGTTTCGCCCGACACAAGGAGGACCAGCCTGCCTCCGACCAGGCCATCACGGAGAACATGAGCCCCGAGGGCAAGAAGAAGTGGCTGGAGAACAAGGGGGACATGAAGGGGGACAAGGCGACGAAGAAGGGCGCCTTCGACCAAGCCCTCGATTCCGTCTTCAGCCCGACGGCCGGCAACCGCTACAACTACGACCAGTGGCTCGACTTCATCACCGATGGCCGCCCGACCCGTGAGGTCCAGCAGGTCGGCCAGAAGTTCTCCGACGAGGTCGAGAAAGCCTACGACCGTTGGTTCGAGCGCTGGGCTCCCAGGAACGCTCCGGATCTGGTCGATGAGGTCGTGGACTACGACCAGCTCGCCTACCTGACCTACAGCAGCCTCACGGGCGCGGGCGTGGGTCTCTGGGAGGGTGACCTCCTCGGGGACAAGCACGACAAGGCGTTCGAGAGCGTGGTGAAGCGCGACTCCAGGATCAACGGCCTGGCCGAACAGCTCGACTACGCCGTCTTCGAGGCCAACGAGGGCGTCACCGCGTCACGGAGGGCCAGCCGCCCTTTTGACGCAGCCCTCGATAGCGTCTTCGGGGGGCCGTCCCGCACGGCCTTCAAGATGTCGGATCCGGCCGAGTTCGTGGACGCCGTCTCGGCCGCCGCCCTGGAGTTCCATCGGAACCCAGCGGCGCTCCAGCACTCGGTCGGACCGCACACCGCTCAGGTGCCGGAAGACGAGATCCGCAAGTACCTCTTCGACATGCGGAACCCGAAGACGCGCCAGGACAAGTGGGGCAACCTCAAGGTCACGTGGAACTTCGGCCGCGGCAAGAAGATCAGCGGAATCGTCCGGTGGGACCGCGGCACAACCTGGTTCGAGGACGAGTACGGCCGGCTTCAGGAGCCGGTGCCACAGAACGTCGCCATCATGCTCATGAAGACGCTACTCAAGTCCAAGGGCGGGGGGAGCACGGTCCGTCGGCGTCGCCGCTCGGCTGCCTGAACAGCCGTCTGCCGTTTATCCGTTGATAGATCTGCTCTAGTAGCGGAGGAGAAAACCGTCTACATGCAGGTCTGCTCCTACAAAGACACTCGGGACGTGGCGAAGGACTTTCGGCGCGGAGATACGGTTCATCTCGTCAACCCGCTCGACGGCTCCCTGGTTCACGTTTCCGGGATGGTGACAGCGGTCCATCGTGGGACCGGCTGTCTCGATGTCGAGTTCCCCTGGGGCAACAAGCGTGTCCAGGCTGACGAGGTGGTTCGCATGTACCCGGGGGGCGAGACCCCCGTGCCACCCGCCAAAGACACGTCGTACTCGGCTTGGGACATCGTCAAGTCCCGCCTCGACGACCGGACGCTGTCCCGAGTGGCGTCCCTCGCTCGCGGCTGGATCGAGAAGGTGTACGAGGTCCGTGCGCGTGTCGCCAGGCACTACGCGTACGGACGGGGTCGCTACGCGGCCTTGAAGGACGTGCTCCAGGAGATGCCGTCGGCCCGGACCCATGAGGTCAACGCGGCCGTCGAGCACGTCTACGACTACCTCCCCAAGGTGGCCCTGTACTGGAACGCTCCTGGGCGTCAGTACCGACCGACCCGCTCCGAGCTGGAGAGCGGATCGTTCAACTGCCCACGGTGCAAGGAGCCGATGGGGCGGGCCATCTACCGCAAGGGCGTCAAGCTCTACTCCTGCGCCAACTGCCTCTTCATGATCGCCCCCGAGGACATCTTCGACCCCGAGGAGATCCAGGCTGCCAGCTACGCTCATCGGAAGCTGGAAGCCTCCCTAGGTGACCGCGATGACTGGGTCATCGCACATGCACCCGGTTTGGCGGCGGCCTACCACGGGCAGTGGGGCATGGCTTTCCGGGACGGTACGTGGAAGGTGCTTGGCACCGATGGCAACGTCGTGGCGACCGTGGCTTCCCCCCGAGAAGCCTACGACACCATCATGGTCCGCAAGGAGGCCAGCCGCCGCGTCAACAACGACGCCGAGGACCTGGTCCGATCCGTGATGGAGGGGCCAGAGATCGGGATCGCCAACCCGGTGCAGACCGAGCTGCAAGAGACGGCCGAAGAGCGCGAGCAGTCCTTGGTCTCTGACCTGGGCGATCCGGACTTTTCTCGGCTGGACTTCTACCGCTCAGCGTCGAGCCTCGCGACTCGCCTGATCGAGGCGTCCTACGATGCCGAGGCGGGTGAGGCACAGGAGGCACAGGAGCTGCTGGCGGAAGCCGAGCAGTTCATGGGGGCGGGGGCGTAGGATGGCCTGGATCAAGACCGCCTCAGCCAAGGTCATTCGCGCCAGCGTAGACCAGTCCTATTGGAACGCGAGGCTGCTGGAGGCGGGCGGCAGCCAGATGCGGACGGCCTCCAGCGTCGTCACCTCCGAGTACGATCCGTCCCAGTGGTTGCTCACCCACTGTACCATCGTGGCCTCCGTGGATACGGAGGACGGCCCGGGGTCGGGCATCCTTGGCCGGACGATGGTGGAAGGCCAGGAGATCGAGCGGCGCTATGCCGACTACCGGGTCAAGGCCGACCACGACGACTGGATCAACAACAACCACGACTGCTGGGAGCGGCGGCTCCTGCTCGGGTCGTACCAGACGTTCCGTGGCGCCTACAACTTCGTCGAGCACGTCCAGGTCCCCGATCTGAGCAAGGGGACCATCGTCGATGCGGCGGCGCGGGACATCGGCCCCAGCGTCTACATCGACATCCTCGTCGCCACGAACCGCAAGCACGCCTCGTTGGTCCACGACATCGAGACCAACAAGATGATGACGCTCAGCATGGGCGCCATCGTGGCCTTCACCATCTGTACCAAGTGCGGCAACGTGGCGGTGGACGAGACCGACCTCTGCCGCCACATCAAGTACGAGAAGGGCAACTACTTCATCGCCGAGGATGGCACTCGGCGGCGCGTGGCTGAGCTGTGTGGACATCGTGATGTCCCCGACTCGAACAAGTTCATCGAGGCAAGCTGGGTCCGTGACCCGGCCTTCGCGGGAGCAGTCCTTCGCAACGTGCTCCACGTCAATCCCGGGACCGAGCCCCAGGTCGCCCACAAGATCCAGATCGCCTACGAGCTGGGCAAGCGCCAGCTCCCGCCCGACCAGATGCTCAAGGTCGCCTCGCAGATCGAGGCTGGCCTCTTCGACGTCGGGCAGCAGGGTCAGGGTGGAGGCGATGACCAAGGCGGCGGCCAGGCCCCCTCAGAAACGAAGAAGGACAAGCTCGTCAAGGAGCTGTCCGACGAGCTGATGGAGAGGGCCAAGGAGAAGGCTCGCCAGCAGCTCTTGGACCAGGGGCAGGAGCCTCCTGCGGATCTGGGCCAGGACAACGACAACGTCGTCCACAGTTCGACCCGCGAGGTGTTCCAGTCTCGGTTCGCTTCCAGCGGGCTGTCTTCTTCGCAGCTCGACCAGGTCTTCAACGTCCTGGCCGTTCTCCGCCGGACCCGCAGTTGGAAGCGCACGGCTTCAGAGCTGGACCTTGACGGTCAGCGGCTCTTGATGGCGGCGCACTTCATCGACTGCTACGGCACTCCTTCTCGCTCGCTCACGATCGATGGCTACCACGCCATCGTGGCCGTGGGGGGCACCCACAGGTTCGCTTCGGCCCAGGCGTACCTGCAAGCGTGTGGGCAGCAGATGGGCCGGAACCTCACCAAAGACGAAGCGGAAGTCCTCATTCGACGGGGACAGATCTACTCCCTCGGCCATCGCGCAGGAGAGCAAGCATGAGAGTCCGATCCACCTGGAACCGCGAAGCGCAGAACCCTCCTGCCACTCCCAACGAGGGCAGCGAGCACATCGACGTCGGCAAGTATCAGACGGGCGACCCCAACTCGTGGGCGGAGACGCCCCATCCGCCCAACTGGAACGTGCCCGGTGAGGGCTACGACCAGTACGGCCATCCCGAGACCCGCGGTGACACGTGGAAGGATCGGAAGCATCCGGCCGACGGCGGTGGCCGGAGCTACGACGCGGCCGACCGCTACGCGGCCGAAGAGCGCCGCAAGTCGGCGGAGGCCCACGCCATGCGCAAGTCGCTGGAGGCCGTCCGCATCGCCGAGTGCATCCTGCCACCCCCGACCGGCAAGACCGCGTCCGAGACGAGCGTCGTGGCCGCCTACGAGGAGGCCATCGAGCGCACCGCGGCCGAGCTGCTGGCTCTCCCCGACGAGAGCATGATGGCCCTCTCCGAGCGTCTCCAGACCTACCGTCCGATGGACTGGTTCCGGGACGCGGAGGAGAAGGATCTGCCCGACTTCATCAAGGACAAGATGAAGGGCAAGGACAAGGACAAGGACGACGACAAGAAGGACGCCGCGCAGGACCAGGACCAGGGCCAGCAGCAGGAGGCTGCGAAGGACCAGGACCAGGGCCAGCAGCAGGAGGCCGGCAAGCAGCAGGGCCAGCAGCAACAGCAGCAGGGCCAGCAGCAGGAGGCCGGCAAGCAGCAGGGCCAGCAGCAACAGCAGCAGGGCCAGCAGCAACAGCAGCAAGACCAGGATCAGGGTCAGCAGGCGCAGGCCGGTGGTCCGGTCATGGGTCTCGGGATGCAGCAGCCCGCCCAGCAGCAGGGCATGAGTTACATGGACCAGATGGTCCAGGACCAGCTCGCCCAGGACAACATGCTGGAGCAGGGCTACATGCAGGACCAGGGCCAGCAGATGGGCATGGGACAGCAGCCCGCCCAGCAGCAGATGGGCATGGGCATGGGACAGCCGCAGGGATGCGGCGGCGGCGGCGACTACATGAACGAGTTCGAGTTCGACGAGTCCACGATCGACGCGGAGATCGAGCAGCAGCTCGGTGGCGTCGATCCGCTGGGGCTCGGCGGTCTCGGGGAGGCGGCTTCGCCGATGCAGGCCAGCTCCGGCATGGGCGGCATCGACTTCAGCTCGCTCCACATGACCCCGGAGCTGGCGGCGGCTCAGCGCGCCGCGGAGCTGCGTGGTGATCTCCCGATGGGTCAGGTCATGCAGGCGGCGGCCGTCCAGGCCAGCACGCCGCAGGTGCAGGTCCAGTCCCAGCAGAACGAAGGCGTCTCCCGGCTGGGCGGCGTCAGGACGGCCTCGACGAGGCCCGTCAACGACCTCCAGGTGGCCCAGAGCCTCTGGAAGTCCGATCCGGTCATCCCCGACCCCTACCAGCGGTAGGAGACGGGCTAGTTCGTCCCCGGGGAACCGTTCGCCTGGTTCACGGCTGCTGCCAGGCGGATTGACCCGAGGATGCGAGTGAGTAAGCGGCTAAACTCTTGAGAGGTATCCCGAAATGGCACTTCCCGGCCAGGCTTCGGGCGAGTGGACTGAGTCGAGCGGATTCCTCCGCGAGCTGCACCGGGGCGTTCACAACGCCTTCGCTACGCTCACGGCGGATGCGTTCAACCAGGCCAACCCGCCCACAGGCAAGGGCACGGCTACCGAGGCGACGATGTTGGTGGGTGACACCAAGGTCGGCGTCAGGGGTGGTAGCTGCTGCTTCACCCGCCCCGATGCGGGCAACAACTTCGTCGGCGGACCCCTCGCTGGCGCGGCGAGCGTGGCGAACCAGCGTCCGCTCGGCGTCTTCATCAACGACGCGCTGGGTCACGCCTTCGAGAACTCTCCGGGCGAAGCGTCGGGTCAGGGGCCGTATATGTCCTCCCAGGGCACGTTCGGCAACCGGCTCTACGAGACCCAGGTCCAGATCGGCGGCGGTGCGGGCAACCCCCTCACCTACACGCCGGGGGACTGGCTCTACGCCTCCGTCAACGGCCTGCTCACGAACGTCGAGGCGGACAGCTTCGAGGTCGAAGAGGGCGGCGCCGGCACCGCAACCGTGGTCGCCATCTTGAAGCACGCCCCCGAGGCGGACTTCCCCGAGATGGCCTACGACCAGCGCATCTGAGGAGGTGACGACGATGCCTACCAGCACCATCAGCAACGCTCAGCGTGCGCGCTACATCGCCCACCACCTCCGCACGGCTGCGGGGCGCCAGTTCCTGGCCGCCTCGATGATCCAGCCCCTGCGGACGCGGCGGGACTACGCCAGCGTCGGACGCCGGACCTTCCTCGTCGAGCAGCTCCCCGATGGGGCGCTCGCTCTGTACGACAAGGATCCGGACGTGACGGCCTACGTGATCGGCGAGGAAGCCGAGAACATCCTGGCCGTCCAGAAGCCCCGGCGCGTCCACTTCCCGCTCTTCGAGATCGCCTCGAACCCGGAGATCCCACTCACGCAGGTCAAGGAGCGCCGCTTCGACCTCCTCCAGCGTGCGCAGGACCTCGCCAAGGCGCAGATCCAGGCCGCCGAGGACGAGCGCGTCTTCGCCGTCATGGACGCCATCGCCACGACCGGCTTCGACTCGATCGGACCGACGAACCCGGACATCCCGGTCGCCGCGCCGCTCACGCCGTCGGTCATGGCGGACGCCTTCGGGCTCATCGAGCGCCACTCCCTCATGGTCGCCCGCATCTACATGAACGCGGTGGACTACGCGGACATCCGCAAGTGGGGGCGTGACATCCTCGACACCGAGAGCCAGCAGGTCCTCCTCCGCACCGGCCTCCAGGCCGTCCTGTGGGGTGCACAGATCATCACGAGCCGCCTGGTCCCGGCCGGGTTCGTGTACGTCTGCACCGAGCCCGAGTACTTCGGGCGCATCCCGGTCCGTACCGAGCTGACCGTCCTCTCCGCGGACGATCCGAAGGCCCGGACCATCGGCTACTCTTGTTTCGAGAATGTGGGCATCGGAGCCCACAACCCGCGCGGGTTGACCCGGCTCCTCATCAGCCGGTAGTTCTCGGAACCACTGGGCTTCCACGGCACGGCCGATCCCTCCGGGGGTCGGCCGTTGCTTTTTGTGGTGTGTTGCGGTGCATTATGGTATGGTTCTACCCATGAAAGCCGTACCGTGTCCTTTCAGTTCGGATGAACTGCGCCGTCTCGTCTATGAAGAACGGCTGACCGACCGTGAGATTGCAGAGCGGGTGCCGGAGGGTACGATCCGACGGGTTCAGAGCTGGAGGAAGCGCTCCGGTGTCAAGGCCCAGCCTCGCTGGTCTCGGACGACAGTCCCTCCGATCCAGGGACGCCTTCAGTCTCTTCTAGTCGGGTCGATGCTGGGAGACGGGCGCCTGAGCTGTCCATCGGGCGTCACAACCCGGTTCCAAGAGAACCACACGGCGTCTCAGCTTCCTTACCTGGAGTGGAAGGCGCAGATGTGGGGTTCATGGGGACGACCAATCGCGCCCGTCGAGTGGGCGACGAACGGCAAGGTCTACCTCGGTCATCGGTTCCACACGGTGTCTCACCCGGATCTGAACGAGTGGCAGGCCCTGTTCTATCCGTCCAGAGGGAAAGGCGCGAAGAGGCTCGCTCCGGAGGTTGCGGGTCTTGTGGACGAGTTCGCCTTGACTGTTTGGTATCTCGACGATGGTTGTGCTTCGTGGTGGCCGGACATCACCTTTGGGATGGATGCTTCGTCCAGAGAAGTCGCTGAGAGCATCTTCGAGAAGTTTGGCCTCCGTCCGCGTTGGCAACCAAAGAAGGGCTTCACCGGTGAGTTCCACATGGAGCGTGAGGACACGGCCCACCGGTTCCTGGACATCATTCGTCCCCACGTCCCCCGGTGCATGGCTCATAAGCTCAGGGGCTTCGGCTTCATGGGCAAGCACTACACGGTGAGGAAGAAGATCGACCCGGCTGCCTTGCGGCGCATGGCGGCCGATGAAGTGCCGATCCGGGTGATGGCGAAGCGCCTTGGGGTGGGCGCCTCGACCATCTCTCGGTGGCTTCGCAAGCTGGAGATTTCTCATTCACGCAGGCGTGGGCGGCCGTCGAAGTTGGACTGCGGGTAGGTCTGATTCTGTTGTTAACCCGATCCTGGGTTGACACGACCGGATCAATAACCCATAGTCCGCGGCATGACGGAGGTGATCCTGCGTTGTCGCACCTGCGGACAACCCTTGCCGACGCTGACCCGGACCGAGCTGGGGAGCCGCTTCGTGCGGCTTCTCCATCCCGACTCCGAGGAGACCGACGGGGGCTTCGAGATCGACGGCAAGAGCGTGGCCGTGCGCACGTCCAAGCTCAATGCTCAGTCGGACCGTCCCACCCGCCGTTGGTCCTTCTCCAAGGGGTCTGGCGACACCGATCCGGACGAGTGGTTCTGGATCGGCCTCAGCTCAGCGGGAGATCGGGTCCTACGGGCCTGGATTGTCCCGGCCGCCGAGTGGACAACGCGCGTCACCCACGTCTCCGAGAGCCCAACATCTCAGTGGGCGCCCTTCCAGACCTTCCCCTCATCCGAGCATCCAGAGCCTCTGGCTGCCCACGAGATACAGGAGTCCATCATGGTGGCACAGCCGCTCACCGCACGTAACTTCCAGCGTGGCACCTTCAAGCGCTACGTGGCGATCATGAAGTTCAACATCGGATCGCTCTCCAACAGCCAGACCCCAGTGGACATCGAGCGCAACGAGTACGTTCACTTCGACGGCTATACGCTCCGCTTCAACGGTGACAGCCCCAACCAGGCCGACTGGGTGGACTACCGCAACGTCGCCTCGCGGACGATCGTCTCGGCCATCAACAACGGGTGGCTCGTCGAGGTCCCCGAGGGGGTTGCGGTAGACGTCAACCAGTGGAACTTCCAGCCACCATCGGCCAACATCCAGATGAGCGCGGCTGACCCTTACAAGGCCCAGCAGCAGGGTCGGGGGCAGTGGGCCGATGGCAGTGTGGTTCACCAGGAGGACCAGCAAGTCGGCACTGTGGCGGGCTACGTCCAGCAGACCAACATGCAGAACCAGCAGGCGTGGGACAAGCGCTTCGCCCAGCAGCAGTTCCAGGGTCAGGCCGTCCAGGTCCAGCACCAGCCTCAGCAACAGCCGATGCCCCAACAGCAGGTCCTGACCTCCTCGACGGCCGGCATGAGCGGGATGCCCCGCCAGGCCAACCAGGGTCCGCGCTTCATCCAGCACCAGCCGCCCCCGGTGATGGATCACGCCACCATGAACCCGATGTTGGCGGGGGGGTCCAACGTCGAGCCCCAGGATGCTCGTGTCGTCGCCAGCGTTCCGATCCGAGTCCCGGCGAAGCAGACGGCCAACATCGCTACGGGCAAGATGAACAACGGCCAGGTCGCCTACGACCGCGAAGGCAAGGTCGCTCCGCGCCCCGGGATGGTGACGGCCTACTCGAACATGGACGCGCAGGGCACGGCGGGACTCGGCGTCGTCCGTGACAAGCACGGCAACGTCATCGGCCAGTCCGGTCAGTTCGGCCAGCAGTATGGTCAGTTCGGTCCCGGTCAGTTCCAGGGACAGCAGGGTCACGGGCTCCAGCCGGCGTTCCAGCAGCCTCAGCAGGGCTCCATGCCTCCCGGCCAGATGATGCAGGAGGGCATCGTCTTCCAGACGCAGGGCGTCGGTCAGCAGGCGCAGCAGGCCACCGGCACGTACCATCAGGCGTCGGGGCAGGCGTTCGGAGGCGGCGAGCAGATCGTGGGCCGCGTCGGTCAGACCCGCGGCCAGGTTCCGGCCGGCCCTGGTCAGGTCCTCGACCCGCAGGGCAACCCGATGACTCCCGCGGCTCGTCAGAACCCGACTGAGACGCCGGTCATGCGCGGCCCGGATGGCAGCCCGATCATCGTGGCCGGCCCGAACGGCCAGCCCATGATGCTCATGCAGGGTCCGGACGGATCGGCCCAGTACGTCACGCCGATGGTCGTGGCGGGTCCGGACGGGATGCCCCAGCTTGTTCCTCCGGGCCAGACGGTCTCCGAGGAGCAGATGATGGGATCCGTCCCGGAGACGGAGACGGGCGACATCGACCCGGAGCAGATCGAGCTGGTGGAACAGCCGCAGGTCACGGAGGAGCACCAGCAGCTCGCTGCGGAGGCGGCCCCGACGCCGGCAGCCGCTCCCGAGCCCCAGGGGCCGCCTGAGCTGCACCCCGAAGCCGCCGAGCTGCTGAAGGGTCGCAAGCCGGTCAAGGAGATGGCGACGCGCGTGATCGGGGCCAAGATGTTCTGGCCCAACTTTCCGGACAACTGGCCCTTCAAGTCGAAGGCTGAGCTGCGGATGAAGCTCGCGGAGCTGCATGCGGAGCACCCGGCCTGCCTCAAGGCCATCTACATGGCCGAGAGCACGGGCTTCCAGGCGAAGATGCTGGAGAAGTGGCCGGACTTGCTCACGGCGTAGAGCGTCTCCGCCTAATCCGTTGATAGATAGGCTGGTTCGATGGACGACACACCACGAACCGCCCGAGACATCACCGACAGCCAGAGGGTCTTCATTCAGGAGCATCTGGCTGCCGGGCGTCGTGCCTTCTACGCGCTCAAGTCGCGGTGGGAGGAGATCCTGACGTGCATCGAGGAGCACGCCTCGCCGCACGGTCGAGAGATGGCTTACAAGTTCGCGGGCGACCACATGATGGCGGTCCCCGAGGAGCTGAAGGCGATGGAGGAAGCTCTGGACGCCGTCACCCTCGGAGTCAACGACTTGGAGACGAAGCGTCTCAAGGAGAAGATGCCGGGCCGCACGGTGGATGACTTCGCCAACGCGACCGACACCCGGTTGTGAGGCGATGGCTCTGAACGCGGATGAGGAGCGCCGACGCCGCATCGCTGCGCGTGCCCTTCGTCGGTACGCCAAGGACAACCCGGGCGGTGAGTGCTTCGATGAGGGCGAGTGCCACTCGTTCTACCCGGCCGTCGGGCCGCAGACGACCTTCGACGTCCGGCCTGAGTTCAACGACGTCGAGCTGGATGGGGTCGGCTACCGCTGGGAGAAGGGGCAGCGCTACCGTGACTCCGAGAGGATGGAGCGGGTTGCAGCTCGCATCCTCCAGCCGACGGATCGGGTCCAGCTCAAGACGGCGGACACCATCCCCGAGATCTTGTCGGGCTTGAATCCACGGGTCGAGCGCAAGTCCAGGGCGTGCTCATCGCGGAAGCTCCGCATGAGTCCTCAGATCTTGCGGTTCACCTTCGGCGTGTCGTGCTCTCCCCCGACGGGCTCGGGTGAGGAGCACATCGTCAAGGTCAAGGTGGTTCCGAAGACCAAGCACCCGCGCTTCAAGATCACCCAGGCCGACGTCAGGATGTCGTGTTCATGTCCAGCGTGGGTGTGGTGGGGCTCCGAGTGGCACGCTAAGCAGCGCAAGTACCTCGACCAGAAGCTCCGTGGATCGGGCTCGGCGCCCGACGTCCGTGATCCAGATCGGGTCAACATGGTGTGCAAGCACACCTATCTCGTTCTCCAGCGCATCAGCGACTGGACGCTCACGCATCCGGCTCACCGCCGGAGGAGATGAAGATGGCCGTCAAGGACTTCGGAAAGGCTCTCTCCTACACCAGCAACCAGCTACTCAAGCTTGGCGTGGATCGGGAGTGGGTCCACGCCTTCTGGCGCGACCAGACGCCCCAGGGCCAGATCATCCACGAGGCGGGGACCTACGGCGAGGCCCCCGAACACGCTGAGGACGACCAGTTCTTCATCAACCAGGTCGTCATCGACGTCCAGCGCTTCGTCTTCGGCGATGAGGGCGACGCGGCGATGGACTTGCCCGAGCAGCCGGCCACCGAGAAGGAGATGGACGGCAAGCTCGGGCCGATGACCTTCACCCGGATGACGACCTGGCTGGACTTTGTCAACGACGGCATCGAGGAAGAGATCCTGCTCGACCGCGTCCCCGAGATGACGTCGAGCGACCACATCATCTGGGCCGGCAAGCAGGTGCCCGTCCCGGGCGTACAGATCGTGTCACTGGAAGAGGAGAACGGCCTCGACCTGATCGCGGGCTCCAAGAAGAAGTGGGGGAAGAAGGAGAAGGGCTTCTCGTCCTGGGCCTCGAAGGCCCGCACGAAGGACATCCTCACGCTGGCCGGCCAGCACGAGAAGTGGGCGCGCATCCTGGGCTTCGTTCACTGGGACGCGGGGTGGAGTTCCGAGGGTGCCTACAAGATGCTCCTCCGACGGGGTCTTGGCTCGACCTGCGGTGTGGACCGGCCGCGCAAGTCGGACGGCCAGGTCATCGCCTATCAGTGGCTCGATCCTGGCCTCTACTACGGCTGGCACGGGTCGTCGGCGAACCCGCGGTCGCTCTTCAGCTTCGATATGAGCTGCGCCGTTTACGCCAAGTACAGCGACAAGTACAAGGCGCTCTGCGGCATCGAACGCCCGCTGCTCAAGATCAGTTCCCACGAGAAGATCGGTGGGAAGGTCTTCCTGGGCATGTACCGGGACCAGGTCCTCACGATGATGAGGATCCTGAAGGCGCTGAGCGAGTTCACTGGGCTGCCGTACCACTGGCCGCTCAAGGCCGACGGCAGCTTCCAAGGCAGGAACTACAAGCGCCTGTGGAAGGACGACTTCCACGGCGTGGCGGAGCATAGGCATCTGCCGAGCACGACGAAGTGGGACTGCCGGGGTCTGTTCGCCCAGATCTGCGCCCTCCTACTCAGCGTCCCCGAGCTGATGGCGGAGTTCCCCGAGTTCGTCGAAGCTCACCGTCTCCACGACGCCCACTGGGGGCCGTGGCTGGACAAGGTCAAGGCGTCTTGGCGCTGGAAGGAGTTGTGGTAGGATGGCGGCCCTAAAGCGTTGATAGGCCGTCATCAGCAGAGGTCACGATGATCTACGAGTTCCAATGTCAGACGTGTGGAGATCGAACGGACCGCCATGTCCGAGTGGCGCAACGTCACGATCCCCAGCCGTGTCAGGTCGCGGACTGTGACGGGGAGGCGGTGTACCGCTTCAACCCCGAGAACACGGCCTTCGTCCTCAAGGGGCACGGCTGGCCTTCCCGCGACGCCAAAGCCACCAAGTCCATGAAGGCTCGGCAGGCGAAGGCGAAGAAGGCCGCCCGGGACCACGTGCGTCGTCCGACCCTCCAACCCAACTTCGCCGGTCAGCCGACCGAGACGTGGGCGGACGCGAAGGATGCTGCCCATCAGTTCAACGCGAAGGAGAAACCCGAGGTCCCTCTCGACACGTCGAGCTACGACGGACTTGTCGAGAAGGAACGGATCTCCAAGCCCAAGCCCAAGGCTACGTCGGTAGCCTCTCCGGCCTGACTCACAGGAGCGACTGGCATGAATCGAGCCGTTCACCTTCAGACCGCTGGCGTGGATCGCATCCTGCTGGAGGGGGTCATCGACGGTCGCCCCTTCCGTGAGCGCCAGTGGCATCACAAGCAGGGCGTCTACCTGGCTCCCTCGCAGGTGGTTTCGCAGTTCCTCTTCGCCGGCATCCAGGCGGACTACTCGCAGCTCGTCGAAGCCGAGCTGTCGATGGCCGACCTCGGCTACCCCTTCGCGGCGACATCCGAGACCTTCTCCGGATGGGCCGACTTCGTCACGGACGAGGGTGCCCCGCTGCCGGTGAAGATCCAGGACCTGGCGACCGGCGGCCAGATCTCCCTGTCCACCTTCGACAGCATCCTGCTGGAGTCGCCTCCTTCGGGCGCGCTGACTGGCGGTCCGACGTTGGCGACGGCGGCCATCCCGGGCGACCTGAATCTGACCGGCACCAACCTCACCGCCGTCGCTCCGGTCGAGAGCAAGCTCCTCGTGGTCGAGCCCGGCCGCATCGACGGTGTGGACGCGACCGTGTCGCGGGCCTTCGGCGCCACCAAGTACCTGTTCGTCCGCAACCAGGACTGGCAGAGCTGGCTCCGGATCGGCCTCACCGGGACGCTCACAGCGGCCCAGTGTGTCGCGGCCATCAACGACGCTGTGGCGGCCTACGCCCAGAGCGTCGGCAAGCTCCGCCCGATGTTCCCGCCGCGCGGGAGCTGGGACGCGGGCTACTACCCCAACATCTTCGCCGTCACTCCCGCTCCGGGCGGCGCCGCCAACACCATCGGACTCTACGCCCACGGTGAGGCGTCTCGGATCGAGGTCGCCTCGGTGGCCGATGTCGAGGCCGTCGTGGGCGTGGGCAACTCCGCCAACGTCCTGCTGCTCGGGCTGGGCGCGGGAGCGCTGAGCAACGTGGGCGCTGGCACGCGGGGCACGGTGGTTCACGCCGACATCGTCCACGGCGGAACCACGCTCAGCGTGGGTGTCGGCGACGTCCCCGTCGGTACAGCGATCGGTGACATCGTCTACGTCAACATCAACGGGCGTGACCTCCACGTCCTCATCACGAGCTAGGAGCTGACCTGATGGCCGACCAGCTACGAGTAGTCAGGGCGACCGGGGCCGATGGTCCGGTGCTCTTGACGGGCATCTTCGCGGGCATCAGCAAGCGCCCGACGGACCAGTACAACAAGGGCAAGCAGCCCGTGTACGTCCCGGAGTCCAGCACGATCCCAGCGCTTGGCGCGGCCGGTCTCACGACGGCTCTGGTCGATGGGTTCATCGACCTTGATCCGACGATGGACGTCCAGCGGATGCTGAACGAGGACGACGGCAGCATCAACTTGCTGACCGCGGCCGGGGACGTGTCCAACTCGGGCGTCTATGACGACGCCGCCGTCGGTGAGGGAGTCGTTGCAGGCGCCAGCCTTCTCGCCGGTCCCAACCGGGTGAACGTCGTGGGCTCGCTCTTCACTTCGCTGTCGCCGGTCACCACGCAGCTCCACGTCCGTGACGCGGCACAGCTCGTGGGCGTCACAGGCGGGGCGACGAAGAACACCTCGGCGGCGGGTGCCAACGTCCTGACCGTGGCGGTCAACGGCGGCCTGTCCCACAACTTCCTCGTGACCCAGTCGGCCACGCTGGCGAACGGCGTCCTTCTGCGCGAGCTGATGCAGGGCTTCGCCGCCGCGGGCTTCAGCACTGACGAGCTGTTCGCTGACCTGTCGGACGCGGCGGCATCGGTAGGCACGCTCACGTTGACGGCCAACGTCCAGGACGGCGACGAGGTCGAGATCGACGGCAAGACCTACACCTTCCAGGTGGCGCTGACCGACGTGGATGGCAACGTGCTGGTCGGGGCGTCGGCATCGGACTCGATCGACAACCTCATCGCGGCCATCAACCTGGGGGCGGGGGCGGGCACGCTCTATGCGGCCTCGACGACGTTGCATCCCTCTGTCTTCGTGGCCCCGGGGGCCGGCGACACGATGGATGCGACCGCCAAGGAAGCGGGCGTGGCCGGCGATGCCATCTCCACGACCGACCCGACCGACACCGGCGGCGCGATGGCCTGGGGGGCGGCGACGCTGGGCGGCGGTGCCGACGGCACGACCGTCCGCATCTCCAGCCCACTGGGGTCCTCCTTGGAGGTCGTCGCGTCGGGTCTGGCGACCGTGCTGGGCATCACCCCGGGCACGGACACCCCGGCTGTGCGTGGGACGGTCGCCGAGGGTGACTTCGACACCTTCGAGGACGGCCTCATCGAGGTCCTGGACACCAACGGGGAGTATCCCGTCGGTACGGCCTCCGGCGACTACGCCGTTGTGATGGCGAACGGTCAGCTCACGGTGCGGACCGTCATCTACGACAGCGTCTCCTTCGACGCTCCCTTCGCTATCGTCGCGTAGTCGGGCGTGACGTGAAGGGATGGAGTCGATCCATGAGTACCTGGCCGAACGCAAGAGTGAGTTCTACGGTCTCGACTGGAGACCGCGGAACCTCTTCTTGTCCGGCCAGGTCCAGGAGATCTACTCCGATGCGTACCAGTTCTACCTCGACCTTGTGGACCTCCCGCTTCACGAAGAGGTGGGCGGAGCGCAGCTCGTCGAGTGGCGCAAGCAGATCCGGTGGGCGCTGGAGTCGGCCCGGAAGAACCGGCAGATGGACCACCAATCCTTCATCGGGGCCATCGCCCGGGTGTACGAGTTCGGGAACCGCATCTTCAGGCGTCTACGGAAGTCTGAGCTGTCAAGGTAGGAAGTTGTGAGCTACAACTACGACAGATCCGGTCAGAAGCAGGTGAAGGCTGCTATGTGGGAGGCGATGCTGAATCGCAAGTCCAAGGCGATCCAGTCTGCTCTGGCGGCTGGAGACTGGCTGGGAGTCAGGAAGTCCACTCAGGAGATGCTCGAAACGGTTGCGTACTTCGCGCAGCGGGCGGGTGACTCATCGACAGCTTCGTCTCTCTACCGGGCGTCGAGTAACCTCTGAGCTGTCAGGCTAGGAGCTGAAACGACATGGCACGAATCGGAATGGTCCGTGATGACCTCGACGACGCTCAGGTGCTGCTCGCAGACCTGGAGAACACGTCGCAGGAGAGCTACGAGTTCCGCGATGGGCAGGAGCGCTACTTCGCCCGCGAGGGGCTGGAGGAGGCCGTGGACGCCTGGCGTCTCACCAACTCCATCGCCGCGGTCACGTCGGCGGCCATCATCGCGGCGACGGTTCCCGTTGGTGGTCCGGTGGACGTCTCCATCGCCACCCTCAACGGCATCCACGCCTCGATCCTGGCGCTCGGTGCGGCGGCCAAAGAAGACCTCCAGGACATCCTGGCGCCCCACTTCTATGAGACGGAGATCTTCCAGCTCTCCTTCCGTTCGGGCAAGCTGGCGTTCTACGCGAATCCCAGCTTCGCCTACGGAGGTGTGGCGGGGGCCGCTCTGGAAGTCGTCGAGGACGACGGGGTCACGGCGTACCACGTTCCGTGAGCCCAGCGATCCCAGCGGACGCGAAGATCCACCGAACATCTGACCTGTACTTGGCTGCGGCCTTCCTCTGCTCGGGCATCAAGTTCGAGGGCGGAGAGCGCCTGAACGAGAAGAAGGTCGAGTTCGTCTTCGTGGATGAAGTGGGCGCGCTCCAGCAGGTCAGAGCCGACTACTTCAGCAACCGCCTCACTGGCGACCTGATGCAGTTCACTCAACATGTTAAGGCTCTCAAGAGCCTCGTCCACTCCCTGTGAGGTCGTCATGAATCCGATGGATGCTTGGAACGCCTTCGATCACCGTCATCGGGCCGCGTCTGACTACCACATCTACGAAGTCACCTTCTCCGACGCCCTCAAGAAGGACAAGCACAAGCGTGACATGGCCCTGGGGCGTCGGTTTCCGACGGGATGGACCGAACTGAAAGACGGGACCTTCGCGGCCAGTCCCCACACTTCGGGTGCCGCCCGTGGGCTCAAGGACAAGGATACCGGCAAGGCCATCTCCAAGGATGAGATGTTCAAGCGTCAGAAGAGGGGGTCGGTGGAACACGTTCTCGCTGCGTGGGAGGCTTTCGATCTCCGCATGGCCGCTCCATCCTACCTGGAGTACAGGAAGCGTAAGGAGCGCCAGGGGAAGCCCGCCCTCTCTCAGGAGGAGTGGAAGCGGAAGCTCCAGACCACGGGTCACGTTCCCGCCGAGGAGGAAGAGGAGGAGCCCAAGAAGAAGCAGCGTGGCGGCCCTCGCAAGAAGAAGGACAAGGGAGGCCCTCCTGGGGATCCCTTTGCCCCCCGTGATTCTCCCGAGTTCCAGAAGTTCCGTGAGTGGGCGCTGAAGAACAAGGAGAAGCTGGAGAAGGCAGAGAAGGCCAAGGGTGAGAAGGCCAAGGGCGAGAAGAGCTTCGCTGAGAAGAAGCAGGAGTGGCTGAAGAACGTCAAGGATCCCGAGGAGCGCAAGCGCATCCAGAAGATGGATCCGAAGGAGTTCGAGGCGATGGCCGCTGCTGTGGCCGACGAAGAGGAAGAGGGCGGGGAGAAGAAGGCAAGCTGGTATCGTCGAGAGGTGAGAGCTGCGATGGCGCTGGTTCGCTACCGCGAGGCAGCCCAGAACGTCATCACCTTCGACGGCATCAAGATGCTGGAGCGGGCAGCTCGCGAGCCGTTCATGGCAGAACGCCACATCTACACGGTCACGCGGCTGGCGAAGGACACCTACGAAGTGTCCACGCAGGCGGATCCCGAACGGTGGCCGGGGAAGGACCCCACGAAGTACGTCTACAAGTTCGTTCCATTCGGCGATCGTACCTTCACCGTTCAGGTGGTCCGCAACTCGGGATGGGGGCTCCTGCCGCTCTACTACGCTGTGGGACACGGCGACTCTCGCAAGGGCCAGAGCTTCTTTGTCAGCTAGGTAGGCCAGCCAGAATCCGTTGATAGAACTGCTGGGTCGGAGGTCCCTGCATGGGCGTTGTCTTCCGACCATCGCAAGAGCTGGGTCCTGAAGACCTGGACATCAACCTGACCGACTCTGGCGGATCGCCCACCAACGTCGCCTATATCCGGTACGCCATCTACTATGTGGACCCGGAGACCAGCCTGGAGATGTTGGTAGGCGACCCGGCGCGCACCCCCCTCAACCCGTCGGTGGGGACGTACTACGCCGCCTTCATCTTGCCCAGCTCGGCACCGATCGGCGACTACGTCATCCGCTGGACCATCCGGCAGACGGTCACGTCGTCGGAGACGACGTTGGTGCAGGAGTTCGGCGTCGTGGACGACATGACGCAGATCTCCTCGCTCTACTCCGACGCTACTCTGGCCCTCATCCGGAGCCTGCGCATCAAGCTCCGCGACAACAACCCCGACCGGAACTACCACTTCCGCCCGGCGACAGGCGAGGGCGTCCTCAAGGCTCAGACGCGGGTATTCGGCCAGATCTGGGAGGATGAGGAGCTGGTCGATTACATGGAGAACGCCCTCGACCTCATCAATATGTACCCTCCCGAGACGTGCCTCACGTCCATCGACCGGCTCGTCTCGTCGAAGCGGTCGTGGAGGTCTCTCCTCTTGGAGGGAGCCATCTTCTACGCGCTTCGCGCGGTGACGTTGAACTGGATCGTGGACGAGTTCGACTACAGCATCGGCGGCATCAGCCTGAGCATCAACAAGGCCAGCGCCTACCAGGGGATGGCGGATGCAGCCAAGCAGAACTTCGACGGCTTCGTGGAGGCCGCGAAGCGTACTGTCAAGATCACAAGGGGCCTGCGCCAGAGCCGGTTCGGCTTCGGCATCCGGTCGGCGTTCGGCCCCGCCGTGAGACCGGGGGTCCTCACCCCCAAGAACTTCACATCGGTGTTCTAACACCGGGAGATCACATCACATGACCGAACAGAATAAGCAGCCGCAGCCCGAACCTCAGCAGCCTCAGCAGCCTCAGCAGCCCGTCCAGCACATGATCAAGCTGGAGCAGCCCGAGTTCGACGTGGCTGTCAAGCTGTCGAGGGACAAGGACACGGCTCTGAAGGAGATCGGCCTTCGCTTCCTTGCAACGATGGAGGCGTCCAGGCACTACGGCAACCTCCTGTCGGGCGAGCAGCAGTACCTCCAGAGCCTCATCGCCAAGTACGATCTGCCGCCCCAGAGCTATCTGTCCTTCGGTATGGACGGGACCGTGACGGCGACGATCCCGCCGATGGCCCCGCCGATGCCTCCCATCGAGCAGCCGTCGTCCGAGACGGCCCCGCCTGCCGAGGAGATGAGTGGCAAACCCACCGGATAGGAAGACGCAGCTCCTGGAGGTCTGGGATCCCAGCCTCCCTCTGCCGCCCATGAATGTGATGGCGATCCGCTCTCACATCCCTGGGACGGTGGACATCCGCTGGGATGACCCCGGTTCGCTCCCCGCGAACATCAGCTTCCCGGTGAAGGGCGTCAACGTCTACCGTGCCTTCGACTCGCACTTCGGACCCTACGTCCGCCTCAATGAGGCGCCGATCCAGGCTGCCTTCTGGCGCGACCACACCCAGCTCGAGTGGGTCCACGGCGAGATCGTCACGAACGACCGCTGGATCTACCGCGGCGACCAGCCGACCAGCGAGCCTGGGTGGCTCCCAGCCTACATCTTCCAGACGAAGCATCCGTTCGTGAAGGCCGACACGCGCGGCTACACGACCAGCAATCCCGACCACCTGCATACCTCGGATCCCCGGGACGTCACCGTCACCATCGACGACGTGCCCGTGGCTCCGACAGCGGTGGTGGGGGCCAGCGGCGAGGTCTCACTCCAGGTCATCAGCGATCCCGAGCCGCTGACCGAGACCATCACGCCGTCTCGGCTGCCGGGGCCGGACAGCGTCGTCAGGTGCTCCTACTGGCGGGTGCGGCAGGCGGTCCGCACGGACCTGTGGAACCGCATCTTCTACCGGGTCACCACCGTCGCCGAGGTGGACGGCCAGCTCGTCGAGACGCCCCTCACGAGCGACCAGGTGAAGACGGCGACTCCGCTCCAGACGGAGCCCCTGGACTACGTCTGGGAGGAGGCCGTCAGGCGCAACCGCTGGATCGCCTACCAGGGCGGAGAGCGGGTCAAGGTCTTCATCCGGAAGGCCAACGGGGCGCTCTGTTCCTGTGTGGACCTGAACCATCGGCAACTCCCCAAGGCTGACTGCGGGGTCTGCTTCGGAACGTCGATCCGTGGTGGGTACGAAGGTCCCTACGAGATCATCGTGCCCCCCGAC